ATTTAGTCGGCACTGAAGGATACAAGGAAGTCGTAGTCGGTGATTACACTATCTGCCGTCAAGATGATAAAAGCGTATGGATTAAGCACTGTGATGGTGAAGGCGCTCAGTTCTCCGACGAACTTTTTGAGTCTGCAATAAAAGAGTTTTATGATAAGCACTTTTAGCCCCTTGACAATTAATAACTTTTTCGTTGTGGAGGTTGATATGGGATACGTTCAATACTCAATAGACGGCAATCAAGTTTGCGCTACTTACTCACACTTCAAATGTCTATCAGTTGATAAAGCTGGTTTCGGAGACAGTCTTAAAGAGGCCTTTTTTGACCTAGTAAAAGATGATTTCTCCAAAGACCGGCCAGGCGTGAACGGCGTACGTCCATGGGAGCAAGTATGGCTTCTAGAGATTGAGAGAAACCGGTCAATGTGACTTTAACGAAGTTGTTGCTCCCACTAAAGGAAACGAAACAATGAGTAAGATAATTATAAGGAACAATAGTGAACTTGACGACTACACAGCACTTGGTGCAGTTATGCGAGTTATCCAGAAGGGCAAGATATCTAACGATGGTAAACAGCACTGCTACGCTACGACAATGCGTATTGCCAGCAAGGACAAAGATGTGACTGTTTACACTACCTTAAACGGATGCTCGGAAACTTTCACAATCATTTAGTTTTGACCCTCTCATCTTTAGTCGGGCAAGGAGTAAGCCATGGATCACCCATCAGTAAGCCTAAGTCCACATAGATCATCTTATGAAGACAAACAGTATTCGGTAGGGGTAGACTGTCCATTAATTGGTATGATCTATCCTGTCGAGTCATGCGAAAAACGATTGACTAGCAAAGATAAGTATATCAAGTGTTCATACGGTCCAGCCTGTCCACGGTACGTAGGCGAGAAGCCGAAGAAGGCCGAACAACACAAACAGAACCACCACGAGGATAACTGCGTGTGCTGCGGTGTCTTTGGTGATATCCAAGGTCGTGGACTTATCCGGGTATGTTACAACCGCAATCACGCCAAAGGTACATTGGCACAATTCCCCCCAACCGGAAAGAGGGCGAAGACATGAGCAAAATAATTATAAGAAACGACAGTGAGCTTGACGACTTCTCCGCACTTGGTGCTGTCATGAAGGTTCTTTTGCAGGGCAAGATTTCAAACGGTGGTAAACAACATTGTTACGCAACCACGATGAATATCTCCGGCAAAGACAAAGAGGTGACAGTCTACACCACATTGAACGGATGTTCGGAAACGTTCTACGTACGTTAGCTATCCCCCACAACAGGAGAAGACATGAAAGACCTTAAAGCCCTGAAGTCAAAACTAAAATACGAGCGAGCCATGGAAACCAAGTACGGAGACATGGCAAACATCACAGAGAAATGCGTCCAGTGCGGTACGGCGAAGACCTACAAAGAATGCCCTGCTGATTGTCCTTACTTGGAGAAGTGAAAAATGAACGATCCTATCGCATATTACAACGCGGAGCTTGAACGATTGGCGAAAGAATACCCAACAGCAATGGCGAACCTTGAGAAAACCAAGGAGTCGAAGAAAGCCATTATTGCATTACAGATGCGCAAGGCCGAAGAGACCAAAGGCGTCAAGTCAGCAGCAGGTCAAGAGCGTGAGGCTTATGCGTCACCAGAGTACCAGCAATGGCTGTCAGACTACTTTGATGCAGTGGTCAAGGCCGAAGGGTTGAAGATGCAATATAAGGGATTACAGACGCGCACAGACATTTGGCGAACGCAGCAGTCAACGAGGCGGGCTGAGATGAACCTTACTTAAATAAAAAGAAAATATATGCTTATTATCCTTGACAGGAAAACTTCTTCTTGGTACTATGTACTTAACAAGGCGACAAACCAACAAGGAGAACGACATGAAAAAGCATCTTGCAGCAAACAAAGGAACAAACGGACAAGCTATTTATTCTCGATGCGCAGCGATATCTAAAGGTAAAGGCAAGGTCAATCGCAACAATCGCGAAGCTTATCAAAACATTCCTCAGTCACATATCCTTTCATACAGTGACTTAAAAGAAGTTCCTTCAGAACAAGTTTGCGCCCACTGCTTAGACATGGGTCTTCAAGTTAGAAATCGCCAGCGCACAGAAAGAGGTCTTCCAAAAGCCAGTCACCTTTTCGGTTAATCAAATAACGGGGGCCGCGCATCCTACACGCGGAAAGGTCAACATGCCAAACCTACGCCAGATCATAACCGAAAAAGGCTACACCGTATCAGACCTTACAAAAAGGTGGCCACCATCACGCCCTGTCAAAGAGCACAGCCGTAGACGATGGGTAAACTTGGTGCTGAGTTCGGAACGTCAGGAGCACATCGACATGGTTGCAGGCTTACCGGATAAGAATCAATGACAGTTGTGTATTTAGATGGGTGGGCAGACGGGGAACACAGTTGACCTTTCCCCAGGTCGGTAAAAATAGATGAGGCATCCTGCACCGGAACTAATCCGGACGCCCGACAGCGGTCTACAGAAGCACCACCGCGAAGGCTGGCTCTAAAGTCCTCACCTGTGTGTCTGTCCATCCTTCTAAGCACACAACACTAAAGGAGCAATGACATGGCAAAAAATCTATATGTCGAAAACTCAGACAGCGCACATTGTTCCGAGTGCGGATTTAGATGTGACCCTGTATGTGATGACGGATCTTTCAGCTACACCTACGGCTCAATAGAAGGCACTCACAGCGAAGGCGAAGAGTGGAGCAGTCATTGTTGCTCATCATCTATCGTGGATGAAGACGACAGGCCATGGGAAGCTGACGTTGTGGAAGGATGCCCGGAGCCATGAAGAAGCAACCCAACACTCCGCGTTCACGAATCCGGTCAGCACTGCGTCAAGTGTTCCTGAGAAGCCGTGAGAGAGCCGCTGTGCTTAAAGAGGCCGGGTATACATGCTCATGTGGCCTTAAGCAATCCAAAGCCAAGGGGCGCGAAGTTTCTGTGCAGGTTCATCACAAATCAGGCATAGACAACTGGAACGAAATCATCGACGCTGTTTACGAAGGGCTTTTAAATAAGGATGACATGGAAGTGAAGTGTAAAGCATGTCACAAGGAAGAGCATGAATAAAGCAGACACAGCCAGGATGGAAGCACTGCACAAAATAGGTTGCTTGATTGCACACCTTCACGGTCAGGAGTGGACACCGGCTTGCATTCATCACTGCACCCGGCTTGGCAAGAAGGACCACCAGAAAACTATTCCATTGAATCCAAGGCATCATGAAAGGTCAGGTGTGGTATTCGGTGAGTCTATTCATTTAGGTTACAAGATATTTAAGGAAAAGTACGGGACCGAGCAGGAGCTTTTGGATTGTGTTAATTCTATTTTAACGATTGACTGTTGACAGGAGGGTATATGAAACATTTATTTCCGTATGAGTGGAATTTAAAGGATGCAGTTTTCACCAAAGATGCCGGCACTGTCTTTTCATGCTTTGCTTGTGGTGGTGGCTCGACAATGGGTTACAAACTTGCCGGGTTTGATGTTATCGGCATGAATGAGATAGACCCTAAAATGGCAGAGTGCTACATCGCCAATCATAACCCAAAGTATTCATACGTTGAGCCTATCCAAGAGTTTAAACTGCGTGATGATCTTCCTGCCGAACTTTACAACCTGACTATCCTTGACGGCTCACCACCATGTAGCAGTTTTTCAATGGCCGGTAATCGTGAAAAGGATTGGGGCAAGGATAAGAAGTTCAGAGAAGGCCAAGCAGAGCAAGTGTTAGATACCCTGTTTTTTGACTTCATCGACGTTGCGAAAAAGTTGCAGCCTAAGATTGTTATCGCTGAGAATGTGAAAGGCTTGCTGCTTGGTGATGCTATCAAGTACGTCAAAGAGATTTACAAGGCTTTTGACAAAGCTGGTTACTACGTCGAAAAATGGCTGCTTGATGCTTCTACAATGGGAGTTCCTCAGAGACGTGAGCGTGTGTTCTTTCTTGCCATGCGAAAGGATGTCTGTGAGGCCATAGGCGCCGCTGAGACTGTCGATATGTTCAATCCTATGCCTTACATAGATATGACCTTTAAGGAGCGCGCAATCGCTTTAAAGACTTTTCTAACTACACAACCGAAACGAGAGACGCAGAACTATTCAGAAGCCCGTTTCGGAGATATAATGTGTGACATAAATCGGCCGGCTCAAACCATTGCCACAATTAACAGATATTGGACAAACGAAAACGAACTACTTGATGACGAATGTTTAAAGCGTTGTGGCTCTTATCCTCTCGACTATGATTTCACGACAAGTGAGGCCAAATATCTAATCGGCATGTCAGTACCTCCATTAATGACAGCACAGATAGCAACCAGGATAAAAGAATACTGGCTAAGTCAAATAGCAGGTAAGACATGAAAGCTTGACAAAGGATAAGCATGGTGGTAGATTTTAGGAACATTGATTGTACGCGCATGGCGAGATGCGATAAACGATAGAAGTAGAAGAACCCGTTCCAGGAGATGCTCGCCCATCCCTGTTGCGGGTTTTTTGCGTTTAAGTGATAACTAATGAAACGTGGGTATCTAAAATTATACAGAAAGATCCAAGACAACTGGATGTGGCAAGACAAGCCATTTTCATACGGTCATGCTTGGATTGATCTATTGATTAGTGCGAACATTAAAGATACAAAGTTCGTCAAGCGCAGTCAGGTTGTAGAGGTTAAACGTGGGCAGATTGCTATCTCTACAAAGGGCTTTGCTGACCGTTGGGGATGGTCAAGGGGGAAGGTGGCACGATTCCTAAACCAATTAGAAAACGAACATCAAATCGAACATCAAAAAACCAGCCTAACTACCTTGATTACAATAGTTAATTACGATGACTACAATGGAACAGACACCAAAACGGACATCAAACGGACATCAAACGGACATCAAACGGACACATCTAAAGAAGTTAAAGAAGTTAAGAACAAAGAACTGTCTGATTTTGAGACCGTTTGGAAGCTATACCCAAACAAGGACGGAAAGAAACAAGCTGAAAAACATTTCCATGCCGGTGTAAAAACAGAAAAAGACTTTGCAGACATCATGACAGCTCTTGGTAACTACAAAACGCATCTGACCGTTGAAACATGGAAGAAGCCCAAAAACGGCAGCACATGGTTTAACAATTGGCACGACTGGATAGACTGGAAAGAGCAGGCTGAAAAAGACTACACTGACAATCCAATTTTCCACGGGGGATAAATGAACGACACACAGAAACACCTTATTGCTGGTTGCCTGTTAGATAACGAAGCCATGGACGACATCAATCTATCTGTTGAAGACTTCACAGGTCCATGCAGGGACATCTGGGGTGCTATGTTAGACCTACGCGCTCAAGGTGAACCAGTCGAACCTATTTTAGTTTCCCGCGCTTCTGGATTCTCAGCGCATGTGTTAATAGAATGGTTCGATCTTCTTGCTACGACTTCAGGCATTACCCGATATGGCAAGTTAGTAAAAGACGAAGCAGACCGCAGAAGGATTATCAATCTAACTCAAGACGCATTGACGGCAGCTAAGGAAAATGGTGAGCCAGGAGAGATTATATCGACGCTTGAAAAGGAACTGTTTTCTATCACATCAGACACAGAGGGAGCAGCTACCTTCGCCAAGGACAGCGTTAACGCCGTAGTTAATCAGATGGAGTCTGCATATAAAAACGGTGGTATGCTTACTGGCTTACGAACCGGGTTTAAGTATCTCGATAATATGCTGTGTGGGTTACAGAAATCTGATTCAATCTTGATTGCGTGTCGGCCTAGCGTTGGAAAGACTGCCTTTGGTTTGAATATCGCAGAAGAAATCAGCATAAATAACCAGCGTTGCGGATTAGTTATAAGCAAAGAGATGTCAACTGATGCATTGCTTCACCGGATGATTAGTTCAAGGGCTGGCGTTGATTCAATGAAGACAAGGCGAGGGACGTTTAGAGAGGCTGATTTCCCGGCCATTGCTAAAGCATCATCAGATATTAAACAGTCTCAACTAATGATTGACGATAGGGATTTGAATATCCAGCAGATACGCGCAGAGGCTCGACGCTGCAAACGGAAGTTTGATATTAAGTATTTGATGGTTGATTACGTTCAACTGATCCAAGCGCAAGGATATGACGATTTCAGAGCCAGGGTGAGTTTTGTATCTGGGCAGTTAAAGGCATGCGCTAAAGAACTAAACATCCCGGTTATCACTTTGGCACAAGTAACAAGGGAAGCGGGGAAGGATGGAGCAATGCCACGCTTGGAACACTTAAAAGAGTCAGGAAGTCTTGAAGAGGATGCAGATGTCGTTATCCTCTTGCATCGGGAGAAGAAGCACGACAATGAAGAGGCTATAGCTATTATTGCAAAGCAACGCAACGGGCCTCTTGGCGTTGTTAGGCTTAATTTCAACGGACCGCTAACGAGATTTACCGAGAGGGATTAAATCAGCAGTTCACCAACTAGGAGGATGACATGAGCTTAAACGATTACGTAGCGCAACCAAGAGACAAATTCGAACTGGAAGATAGAATCACAACAAACGGCTTCGATTTTCCTTGTGGTCTTTGCCAACACCGGCACGGAACTGATAGAGAAGAGCCATGCATATCTTGCGACCATAATGTGCTTGCTGTGCAGCCATGATAAAAACAAGCCCCTACTACTGCACATCAATCAGGGAAGCCGTGAACCACGATTTGTGGACACCCGAAGAGCAGCAAGGAATTATTGACCGTCATGACGCTAGAGAGATTAAGGACGTGGTGAGGCGGTATCGTTGTGCGGGTAAGTTTTTGGTTATGTCAGAATAATTTCATTTAATTATCTTTTTGTGTTGACAGGCAAGAAGCGTCTTGGTATAACTATAGACAACAGGGAGGCAAGACATAATGAAAAACACTTACAAGATAATAAGCGGATCAGGCGTTAACGTAACCCCAAAAAATTACTATCGCAAATCATCAGCAGGAAGAGTAAACGTTGCACAGAACATTGCTGACGATACTAACGACACCACAATTATAATAAACGAAACAAGAAATACAATGTCTGACACATTCACACCAAAGGAGTGGACCAAATGAAATACGAAGCAATCAAAGACGCAAACGCAGGTAACAGTGCAAACACTTACTGGAAACCGGCTAATTCTTTTGGTCGTAATTGGTGCATTCGTTTTGAAGATGGTTCATATCTCAGAAGCGCATCAAACAAGGTTCGCCGCTTTGGTTCTAAAAACGCAGCAGAAAAGGCAGTAAAATGAAATATTGTCCAGAATGTGGCGGCACAGACATTGAGAATTATGATGATGAATACACCTGTTTATCCTGTGATGCTTGGTGGAAGGCAACCATAAAACCTCTAATTATTAAGGTGAAGCCATGAACAAGCCAAGATCAAAAGAGCGAGGATCTGGAAAGAAAGACTCCAAGACCACCCACATTCACATAAGGGTGACGCCAGAGGTTAAGGCAGAGATAGAGAGGCTTGCTAAAACTAGAGGCGTGTCATTAACAGATTACGTCGTCTTTGAAGCTCTGCAAGCCGGGGCGATAGAGAGGTGAATCATGAGTAAAGAACTATTACCGTGTCCGTTTTGTGGGCGTGAGGCAAAGATGGTTAATTACGGGATGTGGGACTACCCAGAGGATTCACAATCCAAGGGGAGGAAGTGATGCCTAAAGATTATTGCCAACAGTGGATGGATGAAGTACGAGCAAACACCACGCTCCGCACCGAGCTAAAAGAGGCAAGGGAAGACTTACAAACTATTTGTGATGCACCAAATGCCAGAGCCTATAAAGCCGAAGCCAAGGTGAAGGAACTTGACAAAGAACTTTACCACGAAATTGTAAAGAACAATTCTAACGTAGCAAGGGTGGAATTTCTGGAAGAGAAGGTCAAAGAGCTTGCCAAGAAAGGCGAAGACCTGTGCTGCGAACTTGGCCCTGAAATGCTGTTGCGTAAACAAGCCGAAGCAGACAGCAAGCGATACCTTGAAGCTTTGGAGAAGATAGCAAGCGGGGAGATTGATCGCATGAATGAAAACGAATATTCAATAGCAGAACAAGCCATAAAGGGTCAGTTATGAAATGCCTATTAAACTCACTCTGGATGTCGGCTATCCTTTGGGCTATAATTTACACCGTAGCAACCGCACCTTGGCACTCATGCGACACGACGGAAGCGGAGAGGCTAAAGGCGGAGGTAGCCAGAGACGACAAACTAATTGACCACATGAACGGCCCGGATGTTTGGGACAGATCAAAGCCAATGAAGGCCAGGTGGTATTATATCAGCAACGGCGATAAAGTTTGGGTGTATACTCAACAACCAAAGGCAGACGTTAATTACCAGTTGTCGTTTTAAGGAGGCCAGATGTCAAAGGACCGGACACAGTTAACGATTGAGCAAAGGCGTGACGTATTCAACGCTGCCATACAGATCGAAGAAGCAAGCATTATGGCATCAGGGACACCAGATAGCGGCGAGTCCAGGGAATACAGCGAGAGTCGGTTGAACTGGAAAGATTGGCAAATTGAATTTTTCGGCTGTATCCCTGACGGCGCAAGATGGGTTCTACAAGCCCATTATCAAAGGCCAGTGTCAGAGACAAGGTCATCAAAGGGCAAAGGCATGACCCGGCTTATTCGTGACTTATGGCGTGAGGTAAGGAAAAAGAAAATTCTCTGGCAAGGTTTACGCATAGCAGAAAACATTTAGACGGTTGACATTCTCACGAACATTTTGTATACTTTTTAATGTAGCATCTAAAAGCTGACAGAAAAACAAGCGCTGCGAATCGTGAGTTTCCCGACGTGACGTGTTTTAGGCCATGTTTCCCTCCCTCCTGAGCATGGCCTTTTTTACAACTACCGAAAGGTGAACGATATTCTAAAACCTGTAGACATGACCTGCCCCAAGTGCAACAAGACCGAAGAGAAGTGGATCAACACAGAATCCCCTCACGCACCGTTATGTTGCGACAGGTTGATGATACCCAACGCGGTGCAGTTGATGGGATACAGAACAGACCACACGGTGACTAATTGGTGAATTATGTTTAAAGTAGGCAGGCCCCCAACATATGCAACAGCCAAGGAGCTACAAAGCAAAATAAAGGAATACTTCGACACTGGTGTGAAGAAACGCAAGGTCGAGGTAGGCAGGGGAGAATCAAAGGCAGTTGTTGAGATACCTATCCCAACTATAACCGGGCTTGTCCTGTATTGTGGTTTCGCAGACAGACAAAGCTTTTACGCATACGAAAAGAAAGACAAATTTAGTTACACTATAAAAAAAGCACGTACTTTCATCGAACAAGAGTATGAAGAGCAAATGGCAATGGGAAGTACAGCAGCTATCTTTGCATTGAAGAACTTCGGATGGCACGACAAGCAAGAGGTGGTCGTGGGTGACTATGACCCTGATGACGAGTTTATGTAATGGGCCTATGGCTTAAGAGCGATCCAATCATTGACGAAGACGGGCACGTTACCCAAGGCGGGATGTTCGCACACCAACGTAAATGGTGGAACAGCAAAGCCTACATCAAGGCACTGATAACAGGATACGGTGGAGGCAAGACGTTAATCAGCGCAAAGAGGGCAACAGCGTTAGCTCTTCACAACGCGCCAAGCCCTTACCTGTATGTGTCGCCTTCTTACAAACTTGCAAAGCGAACGATCATCCCTCACCTCAAGACGCTCTTGAATGGTAAGGGGATAAAGCACACGTTTAACAAGTCAGACTTTGAGTTTCGGATTTATCACAAAGGACGTGAGGGGCTAATCTGGATTGGCTCCGGTGATGACCCTGACGCATTGAAAGGCCCGAACATCGGTGCAGCAAACATTGATGAACCTTTCATCCAACACAGAGAAGTGTTTGACCAAGTGCTAGCCAGGGTAAGAGATCCTATTGCTAGGCATAGAGAGATAACGTTAACAGGGACGCCTGAAGAACTTAATTGGGGTTACGAGATTTGCGAAGGTGACGAAGCAGGTAACTTCGACATAGAGGTTATCCACGCATCAAGCGCAGACAACAAGACTTTACCAGAGCAATACATCCAGAGCCTTTTGAAAGGGTACGACGCAGAAACAGTCGAGGCTTACGTCAAGGGGCTTTTTGTTTTACGTGGCAAGGGCGTTATCTATCGTGATTACAACGAAGAGAACCTGACTGACAGAGTGTTTAAACCAGGGCCGATCATCTGGACACATGACTTTAACTTCTTGCCTATGTCGTCGGCTATCATCCAGAGAGATGGTGACAAGTGTTACGTGGTTGATGAGATAGTGATTGACCATGCAGATGCAAGAGACTCTGCGTTAGAGTTTGTCGATAAGTACAAGGACTACAAGCAATGTCCAGTTATTCTCTACGGCGACCCATCTGGCCGAGTAGGCGAGAAACATGGCAAGGTGTCAAACTACATCGAGATAGAGGCTATCCTTCGTGAACACGGATTCAAGGTTACGCGAAAGGTTCAGTTAAGCACGTTATCAATCAGGGACGGTCAGAACAGTCTCAAGGCGAAGATTCGCAACTCGTTAGGCGAGAGGACTTTCTTTATAAACAAAGAGAAGGCTCCTGTTTGCCATAAGGCATGTACTACCGTGAAAACAAAAGCAGGCTCAACGTTCCTAGAGGACGAAACAAACAATGCCCAACACATGGGGACAGCTTTGAGATACTTTGCACACACAGAATTTCCAGCGCAAGGCCGCGCAACGGTTAGGATTAGTTGATTATGTTGGCGAGTTGCTTAGTGGTAAAGCCGCAGACTGTTAATCTGCTCACCGTAGGTTCGAACCCTACCTCGCCAGCCAAACTTCATAGGATTAGCTAGCATGGATCATCTCCAACACTTACAGAACATGACACAGCGAGATGTCGAGAGCGCGAACAAAGCCCTTGACTATTACGATGGGGATCAGCTACGGCATCTTGAGTATCTTCTCGATGGTGGGCGATCAGACGGAAGAGGTAATACTGACAGCCAGGGTCAGACTATTCTCAATGGGGGGATTAAAGACTGGCGAGCGCGTGGTGTTTATCCTCTGTTCGTGAACGTCACTAAAAAGATTATTGATAGGTCTGCATTGTCGTATCAAAGAGCGCCAGAGCGTAAGGTGTTTGTAGGTGAAACCCTCAACGAATCAGCAACAGCCGATTATAAGAGCATCCTGAGAAACGCACATTTTGAAGCAGTGATGGATGTAGCAGATAGCGTTGCACGGCTGTTAAAAGAAGTCATTTTGTTGGCACAACCCGTCGAGGTGGTAGGTAGTGAAGACAAGATAATGGTAAACATTCTGCATCGTGGCAATTGTGATGTAGACTTCGATTTTAAGAACGGCACAATCAGGTCATTGATGTTTCAGTCTGCTGGATGTGGTCTGAATGGCGGTAAACTGTTCCATATGTGGACAGCAGAAGAAACTTTTGACGTTGAGATAGTCGGGACCAAGGTTGTTGTGTCAGGTAGAGAGGCGCACGGTTTCGGCATTATCCCTGCTGCTGTATTGTGGGATACTTCAAAACCTCGTTGTGGTTTCTGGCACAAACCGGCATGGGATGAGATTGTAAGGCTGAATGAAGGGACCAACCTTCTACATACAGAAGTCAAGCATGCTGAAAGATTCCAGGCGTTCCCGCCATTGTTTACGAATGCGAAGATGCCCGCTGATATGGTTATAGGTTCTGACGCTGTGGTAGAGATTCAAGACCCAGGCGGCGGAGCAGCGGTATTCCTTGAGTACAGGTCGTCAGATATCAACCTAGATGAGTTCATGAACTGGTTGACAGACCTTACCGCAGACGTTGCAGATGACTGGGGTGTTAACCTCCGCGTATCTGGCAGCGGTTCTGCTGATTCAGGATTTAAGCTGGTTGTCGAAGAGATTTGGAATCTTGAGACACGAAACGACAGACTGAAAGCGGCGACTCAATTCGAGCGTGATTTCTATAAGGTGATTCTTGCTATCTCAAACGATCAAGAGTTAGGGCTTCCGCAAGACTCTGAATTGCTTGTGAAGTTCCCTGCACCACGTTTGCCTGTCAATGAGAAGGAAGCGCACGACATCCGTAAAGAAGAACTTGCTCTTGACTTGATTTCACGTGAGCAGATTTGGCGTGAGAAAGATCCCGACATTACCGACGCAGAGATTGAAGCGCGTAAGGCGTTGATTGTTGCAGACAGTCAAGGCGACGTGCCAGGATTCGGGAACATCGTTAGCGAGGCATAATGGCTAACACAAAGATACTCACAGCAGGAGACAAGTTAGCGGAACTATACGCCGAGGCTTTGCTTGAGGTCCTCAAGGATCTTGACAAGCGAGTGGTTGATATTGTGGCCGGTGCGAGAACATCCCGCACAGAGTTTGATGCAGCTATTATTCTTAACTCACGCGCTCAGATGATCGAGGCTTTACAGGCTTCAGGATACAATCAGTTATCAGCGGCTTACATTTCAGAGTATGAAGGCATCCCGGCAACGGTTGCTAAGGCGATGAAAGATCGTAAGTTACCACCGCCAAAGTTTACCGCTGCTGACGCTGAGATATTCGTAGGTCTTGCAAGTGCAGACCTTCAAGCGTTTTCAGCTATTGGCCGTAACGCCATGGACGAATTGAGGATAGGGCTTTACAAACAAGCCGTAAGTAATCAGCCGTTTTCAGCGTTAGTAAGGTCTGTTGCTGCTGCTACCGTAGGCGTTGATGGGAAAGGCTCGCCAATGGCAAACCACGCACGTACGATAGCTAATACAGCAGTGCTGGACTTCGGTGGAGAGGTGTTAAGGGTAGCAGGTGAGAACATAGGCGCTGAGAAGTGGGAAGCAGTAGGCCCATTAGATTCAGTCACCAGGGAAGAGTGCCAAGAAGCTTTATCGGACCCGGTAAGGACAGAGGCAGAATGGAAACAACATACAGGAGCAGACGGTGAGCCATATTGGGGCGGCACTCCAGGCGGGTTTAATTGTAGGCATCAACTCTTTCCAGTAGTGAGTGAATAGAGAGGGCATAATATGAGCGCAAAGGTAAATAAAAAGATTCGTCAGGTTGTTAGAAAGAAACTTTCTTATGATTGGCAAGCATACCACAACAGTGTTAGTGCTCTGCCTTTCGGTGAGCGTGTCAAAGTGTTGGCAAGTCAAATGCACGGACTTGGATTTATGCGACGGTCAATGTTGGCATATTTCATTTTTGTGGGAAGAACTTGAGCTTAATTGACTTTTCATTTAAGACGAAGACACCGCGCATTACTTTTAAAGCGCCTGACGATGCAAGGTTTTGGAAAGCAGTAGCCATTGAGGTCCAGAAGACAGTAAGGAAAAGGACAGAGCAGAGAGGAAAGGACGTCAACGGTACAGATTTCAAGCCTTACACACAGACGTATGCTTCATTCCGGGTTTCTAAAGGTAGGCGATCATTCCCTAACCTGTCGTTCACAGGCAAGATGCTAGGCGGTATGATAGCTATCGGGCGCAAAGGCGTTGCGATTGTCAGGTTAACAGGAGAACAAGGATTTAAGGCTTTCCAGAACGAAAAGAAAGGCCGCGAGTTCTTCGGGATAGACGACAAGCAAGCAGACGAAATCCTAAAGGGAGTTTCAAAATTCATAGCAAGAAAAAACGGATTCAAGTAGAAACTTTCGTTTACATAAAGGACATGACGTTCACAAAGAGCCAGTTAATTACATTAGGGGTGGATGCTCCTACAACTCAAACTCCGCTGGATGGCGGTGAAAGGCAAGACAATGGCAGAAGTAACAGTTGAAAGTTTACAAGAAGAGTTAAAAGCAGCACAGACGGCCTTGGATGAGGCTAGTAAGGGCCAACCGAACAAAGTTGATCTGGATAGATTGGCTTACTTGGAAGGTGAGAATAAGACGATGAAGGAGTCAAGAGACAAAGCCAAAGACGAAAGGCGTATAGCTGATGAGAAACTGCTGACCGAGCAAGGCGAGTTTAAAACACTTGCCGAAAAACGGGAAGGCGAACTCGCAGAGCTTACCGCCAAACTGACCGGCCTTGATGAAACCATCGCCAAGTACCACGAACGTGACAAGAAAGAACTTGACGCACTCCTACCGAACGTACCAGAAGCGTTGAGAGCTGAAGTATCAGATGAATCCTTACCACTTGCAAAGAGGCTTACACTGGCCCGTGCATTGGCAGGAGTTAAACCCGGCAAGCCGACCTTCAAGGAACCCGGCGAACCAGGGAGCAATTCAATCACTCGACAGGCGTTCGACGCTTTGTCACCCGCTGACAAGTCAAAGCATATTAAAGACGGCGGGAAAATACACGATTAACGGAGCATTAAAATGGCTAACACACTTACAGCCCTCATCCCCGATCTTTACGCCGCACTCGACGTAGTTTCTCGTGAGCTTGTCGGTATGATTCCCGGCGTCACCCGCGACGCAACCGCAGACCGTGCCGCAGTCGGTCAATCAGTACGTGTAGATGTTGCACCAGCAGCCGCAGCAGCAGACATTGTGCCTGCCGTAAATGCACCAGACACAGGCGACCAGATTTTCACGAACAAAGACATCCAGATCACCAAGTCCCGTGCTGTTCCTTTCCGCTGGAACGGCGAACAGACTCTAGGCGTAAATAACAACGGCCCTGGTTCTCTCAGTATGCGTCAACAGCAGATTGCTCAAGCTTTCCGCACACTGACGAACGAGGTTGAGACAGACCTGTGCGCGCTGTCTGCTACATTCAGCCGTGCCGCTGGTGCTGCCGGGACAACTCCTTTTGCTACTGCTGGTAACTTCACTGATGCCTCACTGCTTGCCAAGATCCTGAAGGATAACGGCGCTCCTGGCGTTGGCAATCGCATGGTTATCGACACCACAGCAGGTGCAAACCTGATTGGCTTCCAGTCACGTATGGACATCGCTGGTCAAGACACAATGTTGCGCCAAGGCGTTCTGCTTGACACCGCTGGTTTTGCAATCAGTGAGTCTGCACAGGTTGTCGAAGCTACGAAGGGAACCGGCACTAGCTACACGACTGACACAGCAGGATACGCGGTTGGTGATACAGTAATCACGCTGATTACTGGTGCTGATACTGTAGTTGCTGGTGATGCAGTTACTTTCGTTGGTGACACAAACAAGTATATCGTCACAACCGGCGTTGCCGCTCCTGGCGTTATCACTCTTGCCGCTCCTGGCCTGCGTGTTGCAATCACAACCTCTGCAACAGCTATGACTATTGGCGCTGACGCTACCCAAAATATGGGCTTTGCACCGTCGGCAATCGTTCTCGCGTCTCGTATGCCTGCACTTCCTGATGGCGGAGACTCAGCAGATGACCGCATGATGGTCACTGACCCACGTTCCGGCCTGTCTTTCGAGCTGGCAGTATATCGTCAGTATCGTCAAGTTCATTATGAGCTTGGTCTGTCTTGGGGCGTTAAAAACATCAAGCCTGAGCATACTGCTCTGCTGCTTGGCTAACCTTAACAGGGGAGGTGTGAAAGCCTCCCCTTTTTCTAAGGAATGAATCGCTATGAGTCTCGAGAATAGAAAAGTGGTAAAAGTCGCTTGTAAGAAATGTGAAGGAAACGACCAAGGGTTCTATCTGTGTTATGCTGACAGCGTGCCCAAAGGCGCCAAGCTTTTCAAGCCAGCAGTAAAGGCAACCAAGCAGACTAAAAAGGCTGAG